GAATTTTACTAAAAAGTCGGTAAAATTAATATCAACTCATCAAAATTAGTTATAATAGTCAGAAAAACGAAGTTAAAACCTTAAAGCCTCGTTTTTTATATCGGTTATTTATAAATTGAGGTTTATTTTGCATAAAATTTAAATTTTTGGTTATGCAAAATAAACTTTGGTTTTATATAAAAAATTTGCCAATTTATAAAATGAGGTGGTTCTACCGCTCTTTGTTATCCCTTTTTTCACACTTTCCCCCGCTCGCACTCCTCTACACCTTCCGACAAAATAGCCTTGATTTTTTATACTCCAATCTGAAACCATAGGGCTAAATTATGTCTGAAGAATATCTACACGGTGTCAAAGTCACGGAAATTTCCGAAGCCTTGCGCACCTTGACGACATCCTCTACTGCCGTTATTGGCTTGGTTGCGACCGCACCCGATGCCGACAATGACACATTCCCACTCAATAAACCGACCTTACTCACCGGCATTACACCGTCAATCATTGCCAAAGCAGGCAAAACCGGCACACTTTCCCGTGCATTAGACGGCATTTTAGATATTGTTAATTGTAAAGTGGTTGTGATCCGTGTGGAAGAAAGTGACGATGAATCACAAATGAAAGCCAACGTGATCGGCGGTGTGGATGAAGAAGGCAACTACACCGGCTTGAAAGCGTTTTTAATTTCTGCCGCTGTTTGCGGTGTCAAACCACGCATTTTCTGTGTGCCGAAATATGATTCGCAAGATGTCACCGTTGAATTAATCAGCGTGGCGCAAAAACTCAACGGCTTTGTGTATGCCTCTTGTTACGGTTGCAATACAAAAGAACAAGCCGTGACATATCGCCGCCAATTCTCGCAACGTGAATTAATGTTGATTTTTGGTGATTTCCTTTCTTTCAATCCTCACACCAAACAAACCGAGGTAGATTATGCCGTGGTGCGTGCGGCTGCAATGCGAGCTTACCAAGATAAAGAATTTGGTTGGCATACCTCTATTTCAAACAAAGGTTTAAATGGTGTAACAGGTGTCACAAAACCGCTTTCGTTCGACATCAACGACAGTGCGACCGATGTCAATTACCTGAACGAACAAGGCATTACCGCTTGTATCAATTACAACGGTTACAAATTCTGGGGCTTGCGTACCTGTTCTGCCGACAAGTTATTCATCTATGAAAACTACACCCGCACCGCACAAGTGTTGAAAGACACGATTGCACAATCATTCGATTGGGCGGTAGATAAGGATATTTCCGTCAATCTTGTAAAAGATATTGTGGAAGCGATCAATGCGAAATGGCGTGAATTTGTGGCGAAAGGTTACTTGGTCGGCGGCAAAGCCTTTATCAATCCTGAATTAAACACGGCAGCAACCTTAAAAGATGCAAAATTGCTTATCTCTTATGACTACTGCCCTGTGCCACCGTTAGAACAACTTGGCTTTAACCAATACATCAGCGATGAATATTTGGTTGAATTTGCTGCCAACATCGCAAAAGTAGGAGCGTAACAAATGGCTTTACCTCGTAAATTAAAACTGATGAATTTCTTGGCTGACGGTAATTCTTACCGTGGTCAAGTCACCGAAATCACCCAGCCTAAACTCGCTTTAAAACTGGAAGAATACCGTGCAGGCGGTATGTTTGGACCGGTAAAAGTGAACCTTGGTGTTGAAGCTCTTGAAGCACAATTCAAAATGGGCGGTTATATGACCGAACTTTTGAAACAATTTGGCGGAGCGATTGACGGCACACCGCTACGCTTTGCCGGTGCATATCAACAAGACGACACCGAAGAAGTCACTAGCATTGAATTGGTTATGCGTGGTCGTTTCGGTGAAATCGACAACGGCACAAGTAAATCGGGCGATGACACTGAACAAAGCTACACTGTGCCTTTGACTTATTACAAAATCATCGAAAACGGCAAAGATATTATCGAAATTGATCTGCTCAATTCCGTGTTTATCGTGGACGGTAAAGACCGCTTGGCGGAACACCGTGCAGCCATCGGCATTTAATTTCACACACCTTGCCCCGAAAGGGGCATTTATTCACCCTTGGAAATTTCCAAAAATAATGTGGAAATTTCCAGTTTTTAAAATGGAAATCATGTTATGAAAAACGAAACCTCAAAAATCATCACTCTTAGCTTACCGATTATGCGTGGCGACAAGAAAATCACCGACATCACCGTGATTAAACCTACTGTGCCCGCATTAAAAGGCTTGAAAATGTTTGATGTGCTGCAAATGGATGTAGATGCGTTGCAAGTGTTATTGCCACGTGTCACCCAACCGGTGCTACACAAAGCGGATTTTTCAGCAATGGAAGTGGCTGACTTCACAGAACTTTCTGCGGCGGCCGTTGGTTTTTTAGGGAAGAACTCGGAAACGGAAGATCCGACCGAGTAATTTTAATCGCTGCCACGGTGGAAGATGCCATGGCAGATATTGCTCTGATTTTCCACTGGCAACCACAAGCCTTTGACGAGATGACATTTAGCGAGCTTATGCAATGGCGGGAAAAAGCGAGAGAACGCAATGAGACAGAAAGTGATTGATTATTTAATGGCAAAACCCAGTTATGTGATTTGGCGCATTTTGTTCGCTGCACTCCTCTGCTTTTGGCTGATTGTCATCTTTGGCATTGCATTTCTTTTTCACTAATCAAGTGCGGTCAGAAATCAAGGGATTTTTTGACCGCACTTTTACAGGATTTTATTATGACGATTAAATCATTACGCTTTTTAGATTTCTTCCGTGAATTTATTATTTTTTCTGTCGTTTTGGCTGTCTTTATCTCTGGCAATTCCGCAGCAATCACAACCTTACTTTGGTTTATTTGTTTAGTTTTATTCTTCGCATTTATTTCTGCTGGCATCAATGCTCGCAAACAAGAAATAAAATTCACCAAAAATAAAACAATATTCGAGAATATCGCTCTCTTGGCTTTATGCCTTATTATCGTCTATTTCGAGCATTGGTTTATTGCAACACTTTTTTTTATTTCTCATTTTTTGTTTTACTCCACTTGTTTTGATAAAGACAAAAAGGACAAGTAAATGCTCCAAAACTCCGCTCTCGCCGCCCTTGGCGTGTTTGTGTTTACCCGTCAAACCGTGCCTTTTCAGAGTTTAGATCGTCAATCATCGTGGCGACATCCAACCAATTCTGTTGTGGGGCAAATGCCGAAAACCCAATTTACCGGCAAAGATTCTGAAACCGTCACTATCAGCGGTCGATTAATCCCTGAAATCACAGGCGGTACATTAAGCCTTGCGATGTTGGAATTAATGGCTGAAAGCGGTGCGGCCTTTCCACTCATTGAAGGGGCGAATTTTATGTTGATGGGGTTCTTTGTCATCGAATCTATCCAAGAAACCCGCACGGAGCTATTTGGCGATGGAACGGCACGTGCGATTGATTTTACCCTCAATTTAAAACGCACGGACGACCCACTATTGATTGAGCTTGCGCAAAATGTGATGGGAGCGTTTTAATGTTTGAGTTTGCCACCAATCACCGCACACCTCAATTTTCTGTGGTTGTGATCACGCAAGATAAACAGAAAAACTACATCACTCAAACCGTTGCCGACCGTTTAATGAGTATGCAAATTGAGGACAATCGGGGTTTTGAGGCGGATATGCTTGATTTGCAACTTTCCGACCATGACGGCAAACTTGCCCTTCCCCCTCGCAACGCTACAATTCAAGTGGCGATAGGTTGGCAAGGTGAGCCGCTAATAGATAAAGGAAAATATTTGGTTGATGAAGTGCAGTTTTCCGGTTCACCCGATACCCTCACTATTCGCGCCCGTGCGGCAGATTTAAAAGGGAGTTTGAGCGAGCAAAAAGAGCGGTCATTTCACAACATAAAATTAGGGGCGTTGATTGAACAAATCGCCAAAGAAAACAAATTGGAAAGCCAATGTGCCAAAGAATATGCCGAACAAACTATTTCGCACATTGACCAAACCAACGAAAGCGATATTAATTTACTGACACGCCTTGCGGAAGATTACGGTGCAATGGCTACGGTGAAAAATGGCGTGTTGCTGTTTATGCCCTTGGGCGCAGCCAAAACCGCCACAGGCAAAGCCATTCCTGCAGTACAAATAACGAAATCGGAAGGCGACAGCTACCATTTCAGCATTGCCGAAAGTGATAATTACAAAGCCGTGCGAGCCTATTGGCACAATCAAGACACCGGCAAACGGGGCGAAATCACCATTGATGCCAACACCAATATTGTGAAAAAACAGCGTATGACAAAAGGCAGAACGCTGAAAAATGGCACAGTGAAAGGTAGGCGTTTGAGCAAACGGAAATACAACACCGTAGAACAACAAGAGCCGGTTACAAGCAATAGTGATCAAATCAAAACCCTACGCCACACTTACGCTACGGAAGCCTCTGCAATCAATGCCGCCAAATCTGCTTTTGACAAACTCAAGCGTGGTGTAGCAAGTTTTAGCATCACCCTCGCCTACGGCATACCGGATTTAATGCCGGAAACTCCGGTACAACTTTCAGGCTTTAAACAAGAAATTGATGGTTCGGATTGGTTGATTACGAAGGTTTCGCATAGTATATCTAAAGATGGTTATACTTCGCAGGTGGAGTGTGAGTTGAAAGTTGAAGCGGAAGAAGTAGAGGTAAGGAAAAATGAAAAATAAAAATAGGGCTAATCACCTTATTTTTTTATGTAACTTTGATGTTTTATCATATTATGCAAAATCACACATTTCCTTCCTACTTTAAATAAAATAAAAAACAACAAACAAAAAAGTAAAAACATAAGTAAATATTTAATGAGCTTGCTTGGCGAATAATAGATAATCAAGTCTGATAGAATAGGATTCACTGAAGAATACAACAATGCACCACAAACCCAAATAACAAATGAATAATAAGTTTGTAAAAGCTCCGATTTTTTCATAACACTTCCCCGCTATCATTTAACGTATAAGTGTAGTAATTATCCCTTTTTATAAAGCCTTTTCAATTTATTTCTTTCTACATAACCATACATTTGTTTGTGATTTTCCGATTGATAGACAACTTTAACTCTTTTTACATTTCCTTTCGGTTCTGAAAGAAGGCAAATCTGCGTACCATTCAATAAAAAACCAATTTCTTTTTTACCATTAGGATATTTAAAGAGAGGAATGCCATTATTATGATTAACTTCAACAAATTTTATTGCCTCTTTCTCAAGCTCTGTCAACATTCCACAAATTTCAGTGATAGGGTTATCCCAAAAATCTTGATAAATTTCCTTTAATGCAGGATAAGCTGCTATTATAGAAATTAATAGGGAGATCAACGAAATAATTAAAGTACGACAAGTAAAAAATGATAATTGTCCTGTTTGCTTTAATTCATTTGTAGCTTGAGAAATTCTTTCGGTTACTTGCTGTTTATTGATAGTTTCTGTTTCAAAATTATTAATGGGTAATTGAATATAATTACCCCTTCCAGCTAACTTTTGAGGTCGTTGGATTTCGTTTAGTCCCTTTAATAAAGGCTGAACTATCATTAATTTGTCTGTAATTTCTTGTAATCGCTGTATTCTGCTTAGATACTTGGGGAAGTACAAATTGGATATACTCTGAACTGTCTTCAATTGTTCAGAAAGTTTTTGTAACCGCTGGATTTCACTTATCCCCTTTGATAAAGGAGAATCGAATATACCCTGAGCCGTCTTCAATTGTTCAGAAAGTTTTTGTAACCGCTGGATTTCACTTATCCCCTTTGATAAGGGCGAATCGGATATACCCTGAACCGTCTTCCATTGTTCAGCAAGTTTTTGTAGTCGCTGGATTTCACTTATCCCCTTTGATAAAGGAGAATCGAATATACTCTGAGTCGTCTTCCATTGTTCAGCAAGTTTTTGTAATTTTTTAGCCTCATGAGACAAACTATAATTAGTAATATCACTATTAATTGCTTTCATGACTTATTTCTTCTACCCTACCCACAAACATTCTCACAAGGTACGCCATCGCCGTCCCTGTCTAATCTATCCTCTCCGCATTGCTTTAAGTAAAATTTTGCTTGGGCGCAAGATTTCATTTGTTTGCAATAGGGAATTGAATCCTCACAACTAAATTGCTCCGTATCCGCTTTCTTCCCCTTGGCAAGTACTGGGGAAGAAATCAGAAAAAGTGCGGTTAAAATTAGGGTGAGTTTTTTCATTAGCTATCCTTAAAATTTTTGTAACTCATGTTTGAAAATTTGTTGTTCAATTTCATAATCAGATAGATCTTTCTTGAAAAAATAGGCACAACGGTCTTTATTAATATTTATTTTGAACCCTGAATTATTATCACGATTTCTCACTTCTATTGACTCAAAATTAATATTACGCCAGTAATCAGGTTCTGAATAAGAATCTTCACAAATCAAACTAACAATATATTTTGCATAATCACGTTGAATCACTGATTTATCAATTTTTACTGAAAAAATGTGATTTTTATAATTCACATCTTCTTCCGGATCTGCCACAGATGGAACGTCATCAAATAACTCTACAATTTCATCAACTACTGTTTGGGCATAAGAAAAGTTACCTAGCAATAAAACAAAAAGTAGTAAACTTTTTTTCATAATTTTCCAACCTTAACTACGCCTTTTTAATAAGTCTTTTAGTAATTTACGTAAATGCTCTATAAACCCGATTTGAGATGAAGAATGGAGTTTTTTAGATACAATCAATAACGTTTGGTGATACTCAAATAAGGCTTTAAGTTGACAATCATCTAATTCTACAAATATTGCCGTTTCAAAACGAAGTTGAGCGTAGTGGCATAATAATTTATGCAATTCCGGCAATGTCTCTCGATACTTAAGCAACGTATTTCTATATTGCCAACGTTCAGAATCCGTAAGTTCCAAGTCTGATGAACTAGAATAATGAATATGAACATCACGTCCGGCAACAGTATTGTTATCACCAATAATGTGATTTTGCATTTCCTTATTTTTTGGCATCTCGTCCTGCAATTATGTTGTTATTACCAGTAATTGAATTACCTGAAATATAGACTTGATCATTATTATCATCACTTAAATCAAATATCTGCACAGGAGAGCCATTAACTAGATGATCCAAATTTGATAGAAGATTTCTTTTCTGTTCTACATCAAGTTTTCTAAAAAATTTGAGCATTAATCGTTCTTCGTAATTCTGCGCTACTGCAGCTCTATATTTGGTTAAAACATAATAAATATCTACACCGAGAATATATAGCTTAATTAGAGCATCCGTATCTGGAGAGCGTGTACCTCGTTCATAATTTGAATAAGTGTTGTATGCCATTTCAGCTCTCTCTGCTAGTACAGTTTGACTAAATCCCAGTTTTAAGCGCTCTTCTTTTAATCGTTCGCCATACGATTTGTCCCAAATACCCATTTGTAAATAAACCCCTTGATTTTACCTACAAACGTAGGTAAAATCATTTTTAATAGTTAAATATCACTTATCTTCAATGAAGATTACAAAAAAATAGAGGGGTTGTCTATGAATGAGGACGTGAAATCAGTAAAAAATCGCCGGCAACGCAAAAAGAATTATCCAATTCAATCTGGTGTTTCTGTCGAAGTTTGGACGCAAATTCAAAAAATGACGAATGAATTAGGCTTGAGTGAAGCTGCTGTTTGCAGAATGTTGATTCATAAAGGGTTAGAAACACTTGAAATGAAATAAAAAAACAAGCCACAAATTTTGAAGTGAACCCAACAGAATTGCGACTGGATGTGGATTGGGCTGTGATTTATGAAGGTTTAAAACAGGTTTTTGAGTAAAACAACAGGAAACGATATGACTATGTTCTCCCAATGTAAACAATCTATTGCACGTTATGTGGCGTGGAGTGCGTTAAAAATTCTGTACCGAGTTTTTCTTGGAAAATCGCAAGTGCCCGTAGCATTTCTCGTGTTGCCTGCGGTGTATAGTGAAAAATCATCTTCGCTTGAGGCACGCCTGAAACAAACTGAAAACACTCCACCGTCATTTCTCCTGTCTCGGCATGGAAAGTGATATTTAGCGGTGAATCGACTTCAATGGGGATCATCAATGTTTCGTCAGTCATGGTGCAGTTCCTTATTTTTTACTTATGGAGCAATAAATAGCAATGTTCTCTCTTAAATCTAATCAATCCATCAACGACGAGTATTTGACGTTATTGAGTCGCTCAATTTCCGGGCTAGCGATACGATATCTTGATGTACCGCCGGATTTAAGCGTTCTGCCGTCGGCTGAAGATGAGCCGATAGCGTTTGCGCATTCATTAAGCCATATGTTTTCGCAACTTGAAAAAGTTCAGCTATGGGCTTCTGATAGAGCTTCTTATTGGAATTTTCTAGCAACGCTAGACAAAACGACAAAAGAACAAGCCTTGTGGGATTTACCTCCCTGTCCGCTTTCTCTTGTAGAGCTCGCTCAACTTCTTCAGCAAGTAAACGAGCCTGTTCTGGGTGATATTGGTCGATCATATGTTCCAGCTTTATTACTTGGGGTGGCAAATCAGCTTGGCAATTTATTGCAAAGTTCAATGTATTTAATTGCATTACATGGGCGTGCTACCAATCAAACAAGCAAAGCAATGCCGACAGATTCCGAGATTTGGCAAGCTTTGAAAGTGTTGGTTACCAGATTTTCTGAATCTTAATTTGTGCAAAGTATAACAAAGTAAACAAAAACAACAAGGAAAAGAAAATGGCAAAAACAGAGAAAAAACGCGAGCTGAAAACTGAAATTATCGCATTTCGGGTAACTGCGAGCTTTAAAGCCAAATTACAAGCCTTGGCAGAGTCGGATAGACGTGAGTTGAACGATTTCATTAGGTTGAAATTGGAAGAATGTATTCATTGTTCCGCTGGATTTTGAGCAGATTATCCAACGATTTATAAAAGTTTAAAACAGGTTTTTGACTAAAAAGAAAGGGTGTGTGTATGTGTGAAGAAATTCAAGCAAGCGGTAACTTCTTTATCAGCAAAACAAAAGACGGTAAATACCGTCTTAAATTCACGTTATTTGACAATGATTCTATTTCTGTAGAACAACTTCAAGCTCGTCAAATAATGCTTCTATCTTTTCTGCTTGATCTTCATCAAGGTCGAGATTGTTTAGATGTTGGTTCCTTACATATTCATAATACCCGAGAAGTTCACGGTGTTGCACATCTGTCTTGTGGTGCAGAAAAAGCGAGAGAATCTGTTCAAGTGCATAAATGCGCAGGTGATTTTGTCTGTTATCTTCAACAAAAAGAATATAAATGGGCGGAGCAAGTAAAAAAAACGTTTAGCGAACAAGACATCAGAATGTTGGACTATGCCCTGACCTATGTGAAAAAAGCCGGCATAGCCCAATTTGAGGAAGAATTATTAAGCATTAAGCAGGTGTTTCAAACAGAGAATCATAACCACGGGTAGATTCTATTTTTGTAAGACCGAGGGAAAACAGGAAATTATCACAACCTACCCATTCGGTTAAACCTTCTGCAGTTAAGCGACGATATAACGAACCATTGAAGTAAATGCCAATAAAGAAATTTGTTGAACCCCAAGGATGTTCTCCTTCTTCTTCAACATATTGCGAGATTTGAGCATCAATTTCAGGTAATTCAAAGGTGGAAATATCCACTAAATATTGAGATTTCATATTGTGCCCTTTTTTATGTATGGGCGAAAAGTATAACAAAGGTGTGTGAATGAATGTAGATCATAAATGTACGAACTGCGGAAGCAATAATATTCGGGTTCGGACTTCTGAAAAAATCGGGTTGTTGGTGATTGATGTGATTGCTTATTGCAACAACTGTGGGACGGAATTGAAAGTAACCAGTCAAATCACGCGGGTAAGAACACCAACTTATAACGAACGCCCAGAGGCGTTGAGGGTGAGTAAGCCATTAAAACAGATTGATGAGCGTCAGTTAGAAATCGCCACCGATTAATCTTTAATTTTCCCTTTAATTTTTAACCCTTGTCGTTTGATGAAAATCAACCGACAGGATTTTTGCAACCTAAATTTGGGAGTTTGAGCAAATGATAAGCAAAAAATATACCTATGACAGCCGCATTAGCCGTAAACGTGAGCGGGTAAATGTATGGCTATTAAATAAAACCGTGAAGGCATTGGAACAGAAAGTGAAGGTGTTGGAACGCCATGTGGCACACCAAGTTGGGTTAAACGCCCAACAGGTTTTGTTGAATGAATCGTTGAACGACCGTATCGCAGAACTGGAAAAAGCAAGATGGCACAACCCTGTAAAACGTTGGTTTAAAAAATGGGTTGATTTCGTCACGGGGAAATAAGCGAGGGGGTGTGCGGTGTACGTTTTAGAAACAGAAAGCGCAGCGGAAAAATTCTGCAAAGAACATCAAGTGGCTGTACCACAAATCAGCAGTATTGATGATTCATTGCATTATTTAAACGGTGAAAGCCGTTTCCGTGTTGAACGGAGCTTTGACCGTTTGCAACAAGGTTTTCGTGAATTTCTTCTGACTATCGCCGAAGTGGATTTGAGCGACTTAAAAAGCCGTCATCACACGGGTTTCAAACTACACCACTACACAGAACAAGGGCAACGCAAAATAGCCCGTGCTTTTCGCAAAGTGCGGTTACTTTCACAAGCATTTCCGGAAAGTATTACCGAGCGGGAATTTTTACAAATCGACAGACGAGGTGAATAAATGGCAACCATTATTTTAAGTCGTGGTGCACTCGCCTTTGCCGCCAAAGATTTATACAAAAAAATGGATGAGGCGCAAGAAAAGCTGTTTGCCTACTTTTACCACTTGGATAAAGGCGATGACGAATCCGCCAATGTTGCCTTTCAAGAATTTTTAGATAAAGGCGATGAAGCGGCAAAAGCACGGCGTGAATTGTTAAAAAAACGGGCTGATTGGACAATGTGGAGAGCGAATAGAAGATGATTGATGTAATTGTGGGATTCATTGTGGCGGTGTTGGGGTTAATGCTTTTGGCTGCGGTGTTGAATGTAGTGTTGGGATTGTTAGCGGATTGGCTTAGTCAATATTTTTAGGAGGAAAAATGGCAGAAACAAATATTTGTATCGCATTAGATTGCGGGGCGACGTTAGAAATTATGCCAATTGGCGCACGTTTTCAAGTATTGGAAATTTTAGGTGATCAAGATAGTTGGCATGGCAAACAAAAAACCCGTGCCATTGGTGGCTTGCATAGCACGGTTTGGGGAGCGATTGAGGAAGTTCGCCGTTATGACTTGGCTCAATATGAAGTGTTGAGTTTGGAAGATTTACTTAGTGCGGTGAACTCGACCAACGCCAAAATTAAAGAATACTTTGAATTGCATAGTGAATATTTAGCCAATACGGCGATGTAATAAGGTTTTAAATGATGAACTGGGTAGCAGAACGTGATCTTAATCTTGCCAAACGTGAACAAGCGATGGCAGATGCTCGTGCGTTGATGATGGAAAGTGCGGTCAAAATCAACCGCACTTTAGATCAGACAACGGCAACAAGCGCACAAATGGCGTTATTTTCTGCTGCTCCGCATCAGTTTGATTATGTTGAAAAACTGCTTTCTGTTCTGCCACGCAAGCGCCAACGGGAGCATTTTCGCAATGTTTGGTTGCGTGCCTTTGATTCTGTCGCTGATGACGGTTCTATCGCCTTTCAATTCGGCAATAAACAATCCGCTTACGCCAACAGTTATTTGCGTGAGATTTTAACCAAGCGATTAAAGGCGGTTTTTCAACATTATCACATTAGCCTTGATTGGCTTTCGGAACGAGATATCCATTCCCGTGCGGTTGCGCTTTCCAAAGGTAAACACATTCCGCAGTTGCCATTTTATTTATTGAGTGAACACCAGTTAAAAGAAATGGCATACAAACTGGCTTTGTTGTTTTCCCGTTTGCAATCGGATTTTGTCAATGAGCAAGCACAACGCAAGGCAAAAGGTGAAATCACCGTTGATGATTTTGATGATCTTGTGCATGAGATGTATCGCTTATGCGGTGAAGTCTGTGCGGATATTGGCTTTCCGCTCCCACACTGGCACGCTTTTCTTGAGAATCCTTTTTTAGATGTGAACAAAATTGACAGCGATTTGAAAAAATCCGTCTGTGAAAAACATTGGTTTCGCCAGTTAAAAACCGCTCAAAAACGATTAAAAGAACACGTTGAAATTGGTTGTGGTGCGGTTTCTGCAAAAGTTAGCCCTTATGTTTCGCAAAGTGCGTTGAGTGATTACCGTGCGCAACGTGCAGAAACCATGGAATTTCTTGAACAAATGGTGATTGAGAATCTTGAAGATTCATCAGAACAAATGCCTCTGATTGATATGTGGAAACGTTCATCGGGCAACCCCGCCATTCGTTTTAACGAGATGATGAACCGCTTGCGTGGTATTGATGAATGGGCGGTGGAAAATGACTATGTTTCGTTATTTTTAACCTTGACTGCGCCCTCTTCTTTTCATGCCACCCACAATAACGGAACAAATAACAACAAATGGCAAGGAGCAAGCCCACGGGACACTCAACGTTATTTAAATAAAGTGTGGGCGCAGTTGCGTGCGCAATTTGCTAAACGGGATATTGGCTTTTTTGGTTTTCGTGGTGTAGAGCCACACCATGACGGCACACCGCACTGGCATTTACTCATTTATGTCGCACCGGAACACAAAGAAACGGTGATTAAGTTATTCAAGAAAAAAGCATTGGAGCTTGACGGAGAGGAATTTGGGGCGAAAAAACACCGTTGCAAGGTGGATGAAATCGACCCTGAAAAAGGCTCTGCCATTGGCTACATTGCGAAATATATCGCCAAAAATATCTATGCCGGCAAACAGGCAAATGAAAAATCAGATGAAGTGGAAGATTTAACCTTGCGTGAAAACGTGATGCGTGTGAGTGCATGGGCGAATCTTTGGGGCATTCGTCAATTTCAATTCTACGGCACACCGCCAATTTCGACATGGCGTGAGTTGCGCAAAATTGATGATGCCATGGCATCTTACGCTGATGATGATGTGTTGGACACGGGGCGTGCGGTGGCTGATGTGGGCTGTTTTGGCAGTTATTTAAATGTGCAAGGCGGTGCGATGGTGAAACGTTGCGATCAACCGATTTGCATTGAGTATGAAGAAACCGAGCCGAATAAATACGGCGAAACAAGAAAGAAAATTGTGGGGGTGAAAAACAGATTTAGTTTAAAAACCATTATCACCAAAGTTAAAAATTGGGTGATTAAGAAAGGCGGTGTGGTTTCCACGCCTGCCGATTCGGAGTCCACCGAAGCAAACAAGGCGCAGCGCGCCTCTTGGACTTGGACTTGGACTTGGACTTGTGTCAGTAACTGTAACCGTTCAAAAATTGAACAAAAGGCTAATCAATTGATGTTGCCTATCGGTTTTCCTCTAAAAGCACGTCAAATTGATATGTTGATGAAATATGGAAGGTTACGGCTTAATGACTATCGGTGGATTTGTTACGAAAACGACCACGTTTTCATCGAAGAAGTAAAAATTCCTTTGGCTCAAGCCTTTGGTTGGGGCGAGAGTTTGGGGAATTTTAGGGTTGATTAGGTAAAAAGAGAGGTGATTTATGACTCCAGAGATGTTTGCAATACATTCAACCCCAATCAATAAAACTGCATTTTTTACAGTTTACTGCCCTAATATGGGCTACAGAAACGATCAAAGAATTGAACGTTGTGAAGAATATGAAAATGTTTTATTTGCTATCAATCATCTAAGCAACGAATTAAGAGAAATGAAACGACGACATAAAGAAAAAGTAAAAAGAGTAAATTCATTGAGAATATCAGAGCCTGAAAAAAAAGAAATTCTGCTCACTCTTTCCGAAACCTATAAAGATATGAAGAAACCATTAGTAAGAAGATTTTATGAACTAAGTGAAAGAAAAGAATATTTGAGAGAGAAATACGGAATTGTAGGTAGAACAAAAGAAAAATTGTCTTTCCATTCCATTTTAATACATGAATTATTTAGATTTATGACAAAAGAGCAAGGTGATTTAGCTCTTGAGAGAACAAGAGAACGTTGCAGAGAATTGAATATTGGGTACTAGGGGACGAAGTAAATTACTAGGGGCAAGCTATGGTAACAAATGAACAAGTGATGGAAAAATTAGTGGAGATTGAGGGCTTGTTGGCCCGTCAAGCTATTCATGAAAATAGTAAGGAATTGTGGGACATTAATCAGGTGGCTGAATATTTTGGTTACACAGTAAGACATATGCGTGAAGTGGCGGCTGATCCTTTTTTTCCTCGTCCGGTTCAAGTTCCGTCACAACGTAACTTAAACCAACCCACAAACCAAGTGCGCTATTTTGTTGGCGAGGTCGTGCAATATGCGAAACATCGCCAACAACGCAGAAAGATGTTTTAGTCTAGCAACTTCACGACATCTTCCATTTTCGGGGCATAGTAGGTATTAAGTAAAATCTTGATGTCTCTATGCCCTGAAATTTTTGCCAAAGTCATCACATCCACTTTTTCAGATAAGCGGCTCAATGCTTCTCGCCGTGTATCGTGAAAATGTAAATCTGCCTCTGCAAGCCCTGCTCTTTCTTTTAATATTCTGAAATTCGCATCAAGGGATCTTGTATTTAATTGAAAGATTAAGTCGCAATCTTGCGTTTTGATTAAAGCGAGATTTTTGACTATTTCTATGGCTTTGGAGGATAACGGTATATTGCGGGGATGACCATTTTTACTTGTGGGAATGTGTAAAATCCGATTTTGTGCATTCAAGTGTTCCCATTTTGCACCGCAAATTTCACCGGCACGCATAGCGGTTTCAATGGCAAAAAGCATTGCTGCCGATGCTCTGCTTTGTTTGGTTATGGGGGCGTGTGATAAATCATAACCGGAAACAAACACAAGCCGTTCTATTTCTTGCTCCGAATAACGGCGAGAACGTTCTTTTGGTGTTTTGGGTTTTCGCACGTTTTTGAGTGGGTTTTCTTTTAAAAATTTCCATTCTCCACATGACATTGTCATGATATGCGATAGCGTGTTCCATTCCCTTAAAACACTGGCTGCACTGACTTTTGCTAATCGTTCGTCACGCCATAAAATGAAGTCATTTTCTGATAAATCTTGTAGTAATACTCTACCTATCGGCATATCCATCAGGCGAATAAGGCGTAATCGCTCCTCGCGATAGCTCTTTTTATGTCGGCTCACTTCTTTAATGTATTTGTCGATAACTTCGGCAAATGTCATGTAGGGAATGCCGGTGTTGTAGCTACCGTTTTTTATTTTTGTTTCAATTTCATCCGCCCATGCGATAGCTTCTGCTTTGGTGCGGAATTGTTCTGACTTTGACACGCCTTTTCGGCGAATTTGTACCCGCCATTTGCCATTTCTTTTTGTTATTGATGCCATATTTTTTCCTTTAAATTCTTGGGTGCAATACCGGACACATTCGGTGCAAATATTGCAGAATGAGGATCATTCCTGATCATTAATACATATCTTTAGCAAATTTAAACACTGATTTTATATACAGTCAATATTTTTGATTTTATTTGCAACTCAATGAAAATAAAGGTTTTTTAGACAACAAAAAGCCGCTATTAAAGCGGCTTTCTATGTTCAAAATTCTGTTTGGTGCCTAGGGTC